TGAGACCGTGGAAGACGGCATAGGCCGTCTGACCTGCTCAAACGCAAACGGGGGACAATTTCCAGCGGGTCCCTTATATATATATACACACGCACGCCCCCCACCCCCCACAGGGGTACCCCCCCCTCCTATCGCGTGCGCGCGACAGTCGCTTTCCCCGTTTCCCAATACGCGTACGCGCGCGATCGCACACTGCCTGCGTATGCGCACAGCAGCGAAGCTGCCGACTTGACGGCTGGAGCGAAGCGAACGACCCGCTTGCCATCGGGGCATCGGGGGTTCACTCACAAGGAGAACACACACATGAACGACTTCGAGTTCGACGCTGACTGCGGCATCGAAGATGCCGAGAACCCTGTGAACCGCATCCTCGACAGCCTGGAGTTCCTGGACGGAGTCCAGGGGTTCATCATCCTCGACAGCGACGGCCAGCCGATCGGCTGAGACAGGCGGGCGGGCAGGCCCGCACGGCGACGAAGTCGCCAGCTTGACAGTCCCTCAAGGCAGCAACACCGTCGGCATCGGGTCGACGGTCGATCACACAAGGAGCACATCATGGAGTACGCAGAGTTCACCCAGGTCGCTGAGACCGCCATCGTCACCGCCGAGGTCTCGGACCTTATGCACGGCGACGTGATCCTCGTGCCTGGTAAGGGCAAGCGGGCGGTTCGCCGCCACTCGAACGGCAGCATCAGCCTCGTGTTCCCCCGCTCGGGGAAGAGCGAGAACGGCAAGGGCACGAAGGCTGGGAGCCTCTCGGACCTCGGCCAGCACAAGCCCGCGGTGATCGGGCACGTCACGGGAGGCTGGGTCGACGGCACGGTCGCGCCGAAGGCCCCGAAGGCCAGCAAGGCGCAGGCGGAGTCGCCCGCTCCGAAGGCGGCCGACCCGAAGCCTCGTGACCTCCGCACCAAGGAGGGGCGTGCGTGGAAGGCCCGTCAGGCCAAGGCGACGGCGGAGCCGACGGTCTCGCCGCTGCAGACGGCGATCCTTGAGGCGCTCGGTCACATGGACGCCGCCACGGAGTGCCTGCGGCGGGCGGTGAGCGCCTGATGTGCGGCTGTCCTAGCGGCCAGCATCGCTGCAAGTAACACGAGAGCCCTCGGCCTTCGGGTCGGGGGCTTTTGTGTTATGTGAGTACCTGCCCACGGGTGCTCGCACGGCCCGAAGGGCAGCCTTGACAGTCGGTCAGGCTGCCATCCCACCACACCACAAGGAGACGCAATCATGGAGACCAGCGGTTACGCACCGATCAGCATCGACCCCTACTCGCTTCAGGACATCTTGCAGAACGTGGCTCACGAAATGGAGCGTGAGCTGGCCAGGTACACGCCTGACCACATGGTCTACGTCGACGTGATCGACAACGTGGAGGACGCCTACTCGCACAACCACGCTTGGGGTGCGGTCAACGAGCAGCTTGAGGACTGGTTTTACGTGTCCTTCCCCAAGCCTGGCACGGTGCGCTTCCACATCGGCCGTGGCACGAAGGAGGCCCAGTGAACACGATCCGCCTGCACACGAAGCTGACGAACGACAACGGACGCGACATCGCGTCCTTCATCACGGAGGCTGGTGCCAACGATGCCATCAGCCGCCTGATGGATCTGTACAACGCCACCGAAGTCACGATCACGATGGCCAACGGTGGTGTTGTCACCTACACGAAGGAGAGCGAGTAATGTCGAGGTCTGAGCGACTGGCAGCTAGGCGGGAGCAGCGCATGTGGGTGCGTTGTGTGCTGTACGTGGCGCTTGGAGCGGCGGTGGGGGGTTTTCTCCTTCCCCCCGCCGCCTCTTTCGCCTACGGGGAACCGTCCACGCCGAAGGTTGTGGTGATCCGCCACACCGAAGTGCAGATCGTCCCCGTGTACGTTCACGAGAGCACCACGACCACCACGCAGGCACGCCGCTCGCGCGGCAGCTCCGCTGCGGCCTTGACAGTCCCACAGACTGCTGCCACCACGACCAGCACCACCACGCAGCCCACACTCCCTGGTGTGGATTGCACCGCCCACGGCGATCCGTTCGCCGCCGCTTGCACTGAAGGAGCCCACAATGGCTAGCGTGTCGACCTTGACGGCCGAGCGCATGCGGCGCATCGAACGTGGGATCAGCATCATCGACTCCTTCGCCGCTGACCACGGCATGGAGGACTGGATCGACCACGTGAACTGGGACGGGCTCGTCATCAACGAGATCCCGCTCTGCGTGTTCGGTCACGTGTTCCAAGCGATTCACGGTGTGCGTCCCAACTCTGACGAGTGGGACCAGTTCGTGGACGAGTACTGCACCGCGTACACCACGGAGCAGGCAGGACTCTGCACGACCCTCGTGCAGTGTGAGGACGGCAAGTGGGACTTCGAGTCGGACAACGACTTGAGCGATGCTTGGCGTGAGTGGATGCAGCGTTACGCTGCTTTCTAAGGAGACAAACATGGACATTCAGCAGGCACACAACGGATCGGACAACATCGTCGTCCCTGAGGCCAGATACCGTGGGGCCACGCAGGACGACGTGATCGGCACGATCGTCAAGTGGATCAACAGCTACAAGTACTTCGGGTATAACCCGATCAAGGAAGTCGCTGTTCGCACTGTCAGTGACCACGGCGAGACCAAGGAGTGGACATACCGTCAGCTTGGCACCGCCCCGCTCCCGTTCGCTCCTTACATCCAGAAGCTGATCGACGGGACCGACACCGCAGAGGTCGCCGCGCTCAAGGCTGAGATCGAGCAGCTCAAGCAGGCGAACGCCACCATCGCCGCCCAGACCCGAAACACCTGTGAGCAGGAGTTCGTGGAGAAGGTGATGGAGTACCACGAGGGCTGCGCCGAAGGCAAGGCCAGCTTCGTGGAGTGGTGCGGTTACGAGGTTCCCACCAGGGAGATCCGAGTGACGCTGTACTGCGAGGTTCCCGTGACCACCGACGTGTACTCGGTCGAGAACGATGTTCGGTACGCTGTTGAGATCCGCGGGGAGTACACGTACGGTTGCATCGACGCCGAGGAGTACTGAGGCTGATAGGCGGGAGGGCACAACGGGGTGCCCTCCCGCATTCATTCGAGTAAGGGAGTAAGCGTGCTTACCTACGATGATGTCGACCAGCAGCTTGGCAAGCGTGACTCACGCAAGCTGCGGAACAACACCTACCTGAAGCGCAAGGCCAACTGCATCGCTATCGAGTACCACGGGTCCGCTATCGTAGCGTGGTACCCGAACGGCGAGACCAATTTTTCGGTGTGGGGATTCAACACCGTGACCACTCGTGAGCGCATCAACACCTACTTGCCGTACGGTGTGAGCCTCAGCAGCTACCACGACAACGTGGTGCTGTGGGAGGATGGCAATTGCTCCTGGCTGCCTTCGTCCTACCAGAACATCCTCGTCTACAAGGGTGTGGTGTACACCGATCGCCGCCCGTTCGAGCTGTTGTACGAGCACGTGAAGACGGAGCGCAACGAGCGCCGCCGTCAGTTGCGCCTGCAGCGGAAGGAAGAGCAGGCGTGGAATGACTACCACCTGTTCCGTTCGGTGTTTGCGTTCGCCCTTTCACCTGGTGATTCGGCGTGGGCGAAGGCGATCACGTTCACGAAGGATTGGCTCGACTACCACCACTGCGCCAGCCTGAAGGAAGTAAACGTTACTCACGCTATTGGCAGCTCGCGACCAATGCGCCAGCTCTGGAAGTGGGTGCGAAGCGCACCTGCAGAGAACGACGAAGTTGGTTACGCCAACTGGAACAGTCACACGTATTACTACGGTTGGAACGAGTGCCCCGATTGGGACGCTTCTCCTACCTGCGGTTGCGGGTTCCATGCGTCACCGACCCCGCACGCTGGGTTGATGTACCGCCATGACGGCAACGTCTTGCTCCAGGTGTGGGCGTTTGAGGACGAGATCGTTCCGATCAACGTCGCGAGCCGCAACTACGAGCAGGTCGACAAGTGCAAGGTTCCCCGCTTCTACGTTACAGGAGTGTACAACTGATGGACAAGTACCAAGCCGAACGAGCACGTGTACTGCAAGAGTTGGGCGGCAAGTTCGTCCACATCGACATGAGCACGCTGGTCGCTCGTTACGACGAGCTGCAGGCCGACCTCGACAGTCTGCGTAACCAGCCTTGGTCTCCGCTTGTGGGTGAGGCGATCACGTACAATCTAGGACGTGCATCCGTCTTCTCAGCCCTCATCAACGGAGAAGCGCTCTAGGTGTGTGGAGCAGGGGCTTGACGCCCTTGCTGCCACCACCAAAGCGTACCAGATCCGCATGACCGCAAACCACGACGCCTGGACGGTGTGGGATCGTGATACTGAGACCTGGTCGGTCTTCGAGGTGGTATGAATGGTGGATAGTGCTCTTTTGGGTGCTGTTCGCCTACAACATCCTAAGGAGCATAACGTGAGCATCAGGAGCAACGCATGACTGACAAGCGAGAGTTCACCAACAGCAAGGGCGACAGGTTCGAGGTCCGCCGCAAGGATCACTACACGGGGTTCCTCACCGACGCTGCGCTGGAAGCGGCACGCGTCATCCGCGAAGAGTCCGTCGACAAGCTGCCCATCTCGATCAAGATCGAGATCGGTGACTTCACGACGGGCACGTTCGCGGTCAAGAAGGCCGAGCCGAAGCGCTACAATGTGAAGGTGCGTAAGACCGAGGTCGTCCAGACCTTCGTGATGGCTGAAGATCGTGACAGGGCCATCGAGGCTGCGTACGCTCAGTTCAGTGACGACGCCTACACGATCATCAGCGTGTCCGATGCCTTCTGACGACTTCACAGCGTGGTGCCGTGAGCACGATTGGGATGTGCTCACGCCTGGCCTGAGGGAGCGCTTCGAGACCTTTGATTGGTACCACGGCGCAGCTCGGTGGGACTTTCCACCCAGCGGGTACCACTACGCAGCACGGGAGTACGTGTGATGACCTCATTGCAGATATTCTTCCGCTACCTGGTCGTCTTTATGTGGAAGACGATCACTCGCACTCACGAGCCATGATCGAAACCGACTGGCACCGCTGGGTCATTATGTTCCTGTGGATCGGGATGCACCTGCCAGCAGCGGCGTTTCTGTACTGGCTCATAGAGATCCGCTTGGGGCGGAGAGGCAAGAAAGGGGGTGCATAACATGCGTAACGCATACATGCGGGCGGTCCTGGCCGTTCCCACCATCGTGACTCTGCTCATGGTGACGGGAGCACCGCGGTTCGCTCGGCGGTAGCCCCGCTTGGCAGGCGGGTCGTAAGACCCGCTTGTCAGGCAAACTCAAGGAGAGTGACCCCATGTACGTTCGACAGAACGGCACGCTGAAGCGTGTCTCCACCAGGTCCGAGATCGTGGACCGCAACGCCACCGCGAACGCTTGGTTCGCATCCATCATTCGCTCCGCTCAGGCGGAGCGTTCTTCACGTAAGGAGCACTGAATTGCAGTTCACTGGACAGATTGACGAGTTCGACATCACGAGCGAGGTCGAGGACGCGCTCGACAACAGCGGCGTCATCAGCGACATCCAAAACGATGTCGAGGCGCTGCAGTCGGAGACTTACGACTTCCAGCGTTCACTGGACGACCTGGAGGCGCAGGTCGAGCATGTCACCAACGCTGTGGACGAGCTGCGTGGCATCGGCGGCGACACCAACGAGCGCCGCATCGCGGAACTTGAGCTGTTCGCTCACACCGCCCGCAACTACTTCACGAGTCTTGATGAGCGGCTGGAGTACGTTGAGGGTCTTGTCGCTCGCATCATGCGTGGTGTCGAGGCGCTGAACCAGTCCGTTCTCGGAACCCAGACCAACTAGCAAAGGAACATACATGACTGCAGCAGTCGAGAAGTTCATGGGCCGTGAGATGGCGTGGCATCGCCTCGGCATCGTGAAGGGTCGTGCGTTCGGCCGTGAGGACATCGAGCATGACGCTCCTGAGATCCTCATGAACGTGCGTTTCGAGCCGACGTACGTGTACATGGAGGACACGGAGGAGTTCGTTGAGACCCCGCTGAAGGGTGCGATCGTTCGTGACGACGGCCGCATCGTCGGTGAGGGGCTGGGCAAGGACACATACGGGCTCGTGCAGTCCACCCACGCTCTGGAGTGGGGCGAGCAGATCGCTTCGCTCGCCACGTTCCCGCTCGTGTCCGCTGGCACGATCCGAGAAGGTCGGCAGTTCTTCTTCACGTTCGACGTGGGCACCTGCGACTCGCCGCTGGGCAACCTGTCGAACCACCTGACGGTGGCTTCGTCACACGATGGCACGATCCCGCTGATGGCGCTGCACTCCAGCACCATCGTGGTGTGTGCTAACACGCTGGCGATCGCGATGAACAGCGCCCACTCGAAGACGACCCTCCGCCACACAGCACACGTGGAGGATCGCCTCAAGGCAGCGATCAACGCCATCAAGGATACGAAGGAGCACCTGGACGACACCATCGAGTTCATGGAGCAGCTCGACACCGTGTACGTTGACGATGTCGGCAACTTCGTGAGCGACGTGGTCGGGTACTCTTCCGACATGGAGGACGGCCGCAAGAAGACGCAGGTCACCAACGCTCGTGACGCCATCATGGAGCTGTGGCGCTCCGACATGGCCGACGGGCTGTCGGCGCACTCGGGCCTCCGAGTCGTGCAGGCGGTGAACACGTACGAGAACTGGGGTTCCAAGATCCGCGGCATCAAGGGTCGGGACACCGAGTACGTACGGGCTGAGCGTCAGTTCGACGCGATGGTGAAGGGCAAGATGCCCCTCACGGAGAAGGCGGTTCAGCGTGTCCTCGTCAACGCTTGAGGAGCTGCTGTTCCTCCTCATCGTCGGGCCGATTGTCGTGGGGGTGTTCGCCGTACTGGCGAGCACCCTCTTCGGCACCTTCGCCTGGATCGTGGACTGGATCAGAAAGAAGTTGACATGACCCGACTCACCGACGACCAACTCGACGCACTGCGCCGTACAGTGACGGACGACGACGCCGACGGGCCGCAATGGGTCTACGACCTGCTCGACACGGTTGACGCTCTACGCGCCGAACGCGACGCACTGCTGGGGCTCGCGGGCGAGGAACGTTCGATTGCGAACGGCGTGCTCGCGTTGTCCGAGGGATACGCCGCCGCCGTGGCGCGTGCTGAACAGGCCGAACAGGAACGCGAGTTGTACCGCAGCGTCGCCGAACGCGACGCCCTGAAGAAGTGGAACCATGGGCTTGAGCGTTGGAAGGTAAGGGCCGACGCGCAGTTGGAGAGCATCGCTGCCGCGGTGGAGCGTGCCGAACGGGCAGAAGCCGAACGCGACGACTTCAAGGCGGCGGTTCACAACTGCCTGATGGAGTCGGACGGCCTTCGGGCTCGCATCGCCGCCGCTCTTGCACTGTGCGACTCGTTCGACACCGATGGCGAGTTCGGTCAGCGATACGCCGCCGACGTCCGCCGCGCTCTGTCTGGGGAGGACCAGTGAACTACGCCGAGATTCTCACCGAGGTCGACGCCGCGCTTGGCCGTGAGGACACGTACCCGTTGGAACGTATCCCCGAGTTCGTCCGCGCGCTACGCGCCGAACGCGACGCCGCAAGGGCCGACTACGAGGAGCGACTCGCGAAGCTCGGCGCGGTTTGGAGCCAGTTGGAAGCCGACTACGACGCCCTGGTGGCGACTTCGGCGGAGCGAGAGCGCACGTTGGCGTTCCACCATCAGGAACGCGTCGCCGCCGTGGCGCGTGCCGAGGAAGCCGAAGCCCGCATCGCCGCGGCGCTCGCACTGCCGATGATGGACTCCAACAATGCCCCGACGAGCCAGCAGCACCACGAGCGATGGGGATGGAACGACGCGCTATCCGAGGTCCGCAGCGCTCTGTCTGGGGAGGAAAGCGAATGAGCGAGTTCGTGTGGGACTGGATCGAGGACGAGTCGCTACCGCACCGCGGCGAGTACGTCGTGCGTCGCCGCGAAGCCGAGATACTCGCTCATTGTGGCCCGCACAAGCGCGGCTATGACGACGCCGTCCGAATCGCTACCGCGCTCAACGCCCGCGTGGAGTCTGGGGAGGAAGGAACCGTGACGGAGTGGCGAATCGTGCGGCTCAAGTACGAGGACACCACGTCATGGGCGGAGGACTGCATCGTTGAGGCCCCTCCCGAGGTGGTCCCTGCCGTGTGGTCCCACGACGGGTGCGCGACGTGCGGGGGTAGCGGCATGTGGCAGAACCCGAGCGGCCTGCCCGTGTGTTCGGAGAACGGCATCCTGGGCTGGGTGGCGTGTCCCGACGGTCATCTAGTCCCGTGGGAGGGCAAGTGAGACGTATCCGTTTGTGTTCGTGGTGTGGCTACCACATGGAATATCCCGACGATCACCAGGAGTGCCATGAAGAAGGCGATGATCTGGCCCCACACACACCCACCAGAGTACCGCCCCGCCGCGCTGGTCAAAGGGTGGTTGATTGACGGCGTGTGGTCTTGTTACAAGGACGAGACCACCAAGCTCCCGTGGGTGCTCGTGCATTCCCCTTCGGGAATGTGGGTGTGCTTTGCGGAGAAGAAAGAGCACTGCCAGATCCTGGCAGACGAGTTCAACGCTGTAGGCGATTGGTCCGAAGGTGTGCCCGCCACGTTGGCGGACACGGTTCATCGCACATACAACCGAGCGAAGGCGAAGTGCGCCTTGCTCGACGCCGAGAAGGCACTTGCACGAGAGGAGAAGAAACGTGAAGAGCACGCAGAGGCTGGTAGTTGACCTTGAGACTTGGGAGGGCGAGAGCCAGCGCTTCCCGTTCGACCTCTACGTCGTCCTCGACCTGGACGACGAGGAGCCGATGGACAGGAGCGGCTACATCAAGTTCTGGGAGGAGCACACGCCTGGCTGGGTGAAGGACTACTACGACTACGGGGTGAAGCGGATCATCCTGGTGACGACGGTCAAGGCTGAGCTTGACACGTTCACGACGGTCACGACGACCGTCGAGACGGTCCTGTTCGAGTGGTGATCGAGCTGAAGTGTCCAAAGTGTGGGGCGACCGTGAAGGTCGCCTCTGAGAACACAAGGGTCTGGCACAGCGGCTGTCCAAAGCGGACAGTCAGGACACAGGCCCCCGAGTACGAGAGGATTTCTTCGTGACTCGTGTCACAAACCCTGCTCCAGAGTTGACAGGGCCTTGGTGGACGCAGTTGAATCTCTTCAGCCCTCTCGCGACCGAGCAGCCCCTCAAGGGCTGCGAGGGAGCTACCAACGATAGTGACGCTCTGCCCCTAAAGGCAGAGCTTGAGAGCACACAAGAGAAACAGTGTGTCCTCACGGTTGAGTCCGTGTGGCCTCACTGCGCGATGGAGGGCGACGCCGTCTTCGACCGATGGGGCGGCGTCGTCGGTCACGTCGTCCATCGGAGAATGGAGGCTCCGTGACGCGAATGTACGGGGACCACAATCATGGTCCCTACCAACTTGCCGACTACGCCCTCGACATGGACGACGATCTTTCGGATGTCGTCCCGACCGCGAAGTTCTGGCACGACTTCCCTGACGGGGTCGTGCCGATCAAGCACACGGATCACCTGATCCGTGACTGGCACAACTTCCTCGACCCGTACCAGACGCTTCACGACACGCTCAGCGTCTTCGAGTACGAGCTTGAGGAGGAGCGCAGGCCCCTCACGTGGCTTCGCCAGGGGTGGTACCGCTGCCGCACAGCGTGTGGCAACGGCGAGGGCTACGACGCCCGAGGTATGGTCCGTCAGGTGATGTTCGACCACCTTCGGCTGTACTCCCTGCGTGATCTGGCGCGAGCTATGGACATGAGTTTGATGTCGCTTGTCTACGAGTTCTTCGGGTCGCGTGAAGCGGTGAAGAGGGTGGACTGGCGTCAGGTCTCCGACCTGGTTGAGCAAGGGGTCAGCGAGAAGGTGATCCGTGATGTGACAGGGATCGCCTACCAAACGCTAAACTCGTACAAGAAGCTCAGGGGCATGAGAACGGCGTCCGACGCTCTCACCGCTGGGATTCGTGAGTGCATCAACAAGGGCTACAACAACAAGGAAACGATGTTGGCGTGCGATCAGCTCGCCATCGAAGCTGGGCTCATGCCCACTTCGATCAGGTCCCGTAGACAAAGGATGATGGATGCCCCCAGACGTAAATGAACTGCTACTCGACCTGGTGACGATGGTGTACTTCCTTCTCTCCGAGAACGGTTACTGCACACGAGCCGAAGCGCTGGAGGCGATTCAGGGCTACAACGACGAGTTCGGGCTGTGCCCCGACATCGACGTGATCGACTTGGGTGCGATCGAGACCGCTACGGTGGAGGACTTCATGGACGGGAGCAAGGATTGAACGTCAACATGTGGCGCAAGGCAATCACCCACACCAACGATGTGGTGGTTGCGTTCTGGAAGGGTGACGCCCACCAAGCCGACGTGGACGCTGCGTTCGAGGAAGAGCGCCGCGTGTTCGCTCAGTGGGGTGGCCCGCCCGAAGACGGAAAGGCTGGGTAGTGACCTACATCAACCGTGTGGGCTCCGTGCAAGACGAGGATGGGCGGTGGCATCACCGCTTCAGTCAGTCGTTCATCGGGACAGCAACCGACTGTCCCGAGCAGGCACGGCGCTATCACGCCAAGCTGCTGCCGCCCGACAACACGGACGCTGCTGCCGTGGGCACGGCCGTACACGCAGGTATCGAGCTGGCTTTGACGGAGGGCCAGACCTTCGACGCCTGCATGGAAGCGATCGAGGACGCGTGGTACGAGGAACAGCGGGAGCCCGACTTCCGCTGGACGAAGTACTCGGGCAACACCGCGTGGAAGTTGATCGAAGCCTGTTGGGCTTCGTGGTGGAACGGCTTCCAGCCTCGGACCCGAGAGCAGCAGGGATGGGAGTGCGAACAGAAGTTCGCTGTCCCGTTGGTCGATGAGCCTGACCGCATCATCGAACTGACGGGAACCATCGACGCGTTCGACGGTTTCAACGTGTACGATTGGAAGACGACGGGCGACGAGGACAAGTGGGACGACAGCAAGCAGCGTGAGATGCGCCGCTGGGCGATCCAACCCACAGCGTACACGTACGCTCACAACTACCTGTTCCAAACCAATCCTGTGTTCACGTGGGTTGTGCTGACGCCTGGCGGCTGCAAGCAGATCCCGACGACACGCTCCGAGCAGGATTGGGAATGGCTCAAGGAGCAAGCAACGGCGCTGGCGGTTCTCATCGAGGCCGACCTGCCCGTGTGGCCCAAGAATGACCAGCACTGGCTGTGCTCCGCTAAGTGGTGCGTAGCCTGGGACGACTGCAAAGGAAAGCACATCAATGACTGATACTGCCGAGAAGATCCTCCAGAACTCGATCGGTGTGATCGATCGGTTCGGGTGGTACTGCGGCTCTGGTTCCGACACGCTTGGCGGCGTCGAGGTGCACGGCGGCTGCATGATGGAGTGCCTTGCTATGGGCGCTGGACACCACGCTGGGTACTGGGGTGCGATCATCGACGCCGCTGAGGGCAAGACGCTGGACAACTTCGACCCGCAGCCCGAGCTGCTCGTAGCGTTCGACGCTCTGCGTCGGGCGGTCAAGGACACCGAGTGGTACGCCAAGCGCCTGGAGAACATCCGCCAGGACATGGATAACAACCCCGACTTCCACGACGAGGGCGACACCGCCGAGGGCATCGCTGACTCTGGCGAGATCGTCTACGAGTGGAACGACTCGCCCAGCACTGGCGGTTGCACTGGTCCCGATGAGGCTCGTGCGATGTTCCAGAAGGCCATCAAGCTGCTGCCCGCAGCGGTCTGAGAGTTGGCGGGGGCGCACAGCCCCCGCTACTCTTGTCACACCACACACACGAAAGAGGAAACATGGCAGAGATTGCTCAGGTTGTCGACCCCGAGGGCGGCATCGTCAACGCGACGTACTCGGCCCCCCGAGTCATCGTCAGTTACTCCCGCAAGATCAGCGAGGGTCTTCCGCAGTACGAGTCCGCTGAGGCGTTCTGCTCCGTGCAGGCCGATGTGGCGCTCGACGGCAGCGACACCACCGAGGCGATCACCGAGGCGTTCGCTACGGCCAAGGGCGCTGTGCTGAAGCAGCTCAACCTGAAGTCGGAGCTGACCGACGACGGCATCGTCAACGAGATCGTGACCGCGTTCAACGGCACGGTGCAGTCGAGCAAGCCCGCTCAGCGCAAGGCGTCCACGCCTCCCCGCTCGACGGGTAGCACGGGTGCCAAGAAGACGGCTGAGTCGCTGTGGCAGGAGCTTGAGTCGGACCCCGCCAAGTGGTTCGACAACCGTAACGACAAGCGTAACTCGGCTGCGCCTGACTTCAAGCGGGCGGGCACGGGCGAGGGCCTGTGGCTGACCGACAAGGACGGCACGGACAACGCCGAGAAGTACGGGGTCTCGATCCCGAACGGCGGGTTCAAGAACAGCTAGATCCCACCCGAACGGTCCTGCGGGTCGCCTAGTAGGGTGAAAGGGGACGCACACGTAGAGTGCGTCTGTCAGGGTGCGTAGGAGGGGCTGCCCTGCCATTCTTGGGACTTGACTGCTGGCGGGCAAGCCAGCCACATACCTGCGGCATCCGTGTAGCGGCGCTCCCCCTGGGGAGCGGGTACCCCGCTAGATTGGCCGTACCCCTGTAGGGACAGGCAGTGCTACCCATACTAGGACGGGTAAGCGGTTCGACTCCGCCACAGTCCCCACCTATCGCATGAGGAGGAACGTGGGATCACTGTTGCCCGAAGACGAGATCAAGGAGCGCTTCGCAGCGCTCCGACGGACGAAGGAGATTGACGAGCCAGAGTACAAGTACGTCCGCCCATTCAGCACCACGTACAGCGAAGTCCTCGACGGACTGCAGTCCACCGACCACAGGTTCCGTCTCGGCATTGGCCCGATCGACATGCTGACACGCGGCTTCGGACCGAAGGAGCTGGTGTACTTCACGGGGTTCTCGCACTCAGGTAAGACGCAGCTCGTGAATACGGCGATCCTCAACAACATCGACAAGCGCATCCTGTTCTTCTCGATGGACGACCCCGCCGAGATGATCCTGCTCAAGCTGACCTGCATGTACGCAGGTCTCCCAGCCGACGAGTTGGAGCGCCTCATCCACTCGGGCGATGAGGCCGCAACCGCGACGTTGAAGCGAGCGGCTTGCGAAATCTTCAAGAACCTGATCGTCGTAGACGACTCCCTCGGGATTTCTGCTATGGATCAGGCCATTGAGGAGGCCACACGCCTGTGGGGCGCAGCGCCCGAGCTGGTGATTCTCGACTACCTGGAGCTTATGCAGGGCGACAGCGTGAGCGATGACGCGAACGCTAACGTCAAGCGCAAGAGCCAGTCGCTGAAGAAGTGGGTCAAGGACAAGCTGTGGCCGACCATCGTCGTCCACCAGGCCACACGGTCGGGTGGTGCACCTGGTCAGCCGATCAGCATGACCAGCATGGCGTACGGTGGCGAAGCCGAAGGCACCATCGTAATCGGTGTCCGTCGCAAGCGTGACAACAAGGATCTGGATGCGTGGGAGCGCCAGCAGCACAAGGACACCGTGACCATTCATGTGGTCAAGAACAAGCGCCCGCCCGCCAAGGTCACGAAGCCTGACGGCATCGACCTGTACCTTGACCCCGAGACGGGCCTGATCCGTGCGGCACGTCCTGGTGATAGCGTGGCTCCTACCGTCGAGAAGGCAAAGCCGACGACCACGTTGGCGCAGCTTGAGCGTACGGTCGAGGAGGCAGAGCAGCGTGTCCAAGACTTTGTTTGAGCAGTTCCACGCCCTCTTCGAGGGGCGCGTCGATGTCTGCGGCACCGAAGAGGGTGGATGCGATCGCAGCATGGCGATCGACCATTGGGGTGGCCACTTCTTGGGCGGCACGCCGATGGGCGTGTACCCGATGGTTCCGTTGCAGCATCCCGATGAGCCGACGGAGTGGTTGGTCAAGTGGGGTTGTGTCGACCTTGACGTGAAGCGTGAAGGCAAGCGTCGGTACGACTACGACACCGAAGACGAGGCGCACCTAGCGGCTCGCAATCTGCACAGCGTCCTGCAGCACGCAGGAGTGACCTCTTGGACTGAGGTCACACGATCCCACGGTCGGCATGTGTGGGTATTCATGGACGATTGGGTGCCCGCCGCGACCATGCGGCGGGCACTGCTCGTCGCTTGTGACGTAGCGGACGTACCGCCCACCGAGGTCAACCCGAAGTCCGAAGGCTTCGATGACCCCGAGACGCTGGGCAACTATGTGCGCTTGCCGTACCCATATGGAATCGATGACAACCGTTACATGTTGACGGTCAAGTCGGAAGTGAGGATCGCTCGTGATGCCTTCATTATCCGAGCCTACGAAACCCGCAACTCTGCAGGCGAGCTGGAAGCTCTTGCCGAGCTGTGGACTCCTCCCCCGACTCGTGTGCATGTGGCGGAGTACGGACAGTACGACGGCAAGCTGAACGACGAGATCACGCCCTACATCAGGGCCGTGCTCAAGCAAGGTCCGATCAACGGGGAGGACCGCAGCGGATGGCTGTATTGGCTAGCGGGCAAGTGTCGTGAGGAGAACCTTACGCCAGAGCTGGCCTACGCCGTGGTGCACGAAGCGGACACGGTGTACACTCACAAGTACGTCATCCGCAAAGATGGCGATCGTCGCATTATGGAGCTGATCGAGAAGCAGTATGCCTGAATACAGAGTGAAAGGCGAAGTACATCATGAGTTTGACATCACGGTTGTCGCTACGGACACAATCACTGCTCGCATCGAGGCCGCTCGTAGTGTCGCGGCGTCAGCTTGCACGACAGGCCCATATTCGGGCCATCACATCGCGTCTACGAAGGAAGTGAAGTGAAGTTCTATCTCGCAGGCCCGATGACTGGCGAGCCCCTGTGGGGCTTCCAAGCGTTCGAGGATGCCTACTGGCACCTGCGGCGTTCACACCCCGATTGGGATGTGGTCAGCCCCCACAACATCGACATCGAGACGGGCCGTGTTCACACTACCTGTCGTCCGCATGGTGGGAACAACCCGCAGCGGGTGTTCACCGACGTGCAGTTGAGCGACAAGTTCGACTGGAACGAGACGCTCCTTCTCGACATGAAGGAGATCCTCGACTGCGACGGTATCGTGCTTCTCGCAGGATGGCACAAGAGCAAGGGTGCCAGCTACGAGTTGGTCACCGCAGCGATGGCTGGGAAAACCATCTACGACTACGCTTATGGTGCTGTGCTTGCATGGCAGCCGTGGCGAGTCGAGCGCCTGCTCGAAGACGTGCAGTTCTGGGCGCAGGACAGGGCGCGATAATGCCGTACATCAAGCAAGACCGACGTGAGCATCTCGACGGGTTGGACGCACCCGACTGCGAAACCGCAGGCGAGCTGAACTACGTGTTCACGCAAACGATGTTCGACTGTTACCCAGACGTGAACCTGGCGTCGGCGTTCATCTCTGACGAGATCAACAACTACCGCCTCGCTCATGGCGAGTCGTACCAGACGTACAACGACATCATGGGGGCGCTGCACTGCGCCACCTACGAGCGCATCCGTCGCACAGGCGATCACACCTTCGACAGCGTGATTGCTCACCTGATGGCTGACCTGTACGTGGACTGGATTGCTCCGTACGAGGACAAGAAGATCACCGAGAACGGCGATGTCTACGCATGAAGCGTCGTCCTTGCAGCAAGTGCGGACGCAACCGAGCGGAACGCTTTTTCAGCGGGCCGCGAGGGCGGGTCTGTTCGTCCTGTCGGCGGAAGCGAGTCGCCTCCACTGGCAAGGACGCAAGGCTGCAAGCCACCTACGGGATTACGCTGGAAGAGTGGGAAGCCATCTTGGATTCCCAGGGTGGGGTATGCGGAATCTGCGGTGGTACACGGACGATGTACGACACGGATCACGATCATCAAGTGGAGAAGTTGCTTCGTTCACAAGGCATATCGGACTTGGAAGCAACGCGAATGAGTGTGAGGGGGCTCCTGTGCAAGACCTGCAATCGTCGCCTGCTGCCAGCGGCGAAGGACGATCCCGAGAGACTGCAAGCGGCGATACGCTATCTCGAATCGCCGCCAGCCTCAGCGATCATCTTGGATTCCCTGGCGTGAGGCCACAGGGAGTTGGCAAGCCACGCTCGTACAAGTGCCCTGCCTGTCAGGTTATGGGTGTCGGTGACGAGTGCTGGTACTGCGGCACGAACGCAATCATCAGGTCCAACTGATGTCGTACAAAGACCAGGACTGGAGCGTGCGGGAACGTGACTTGGGCGACGAAGCCGAGGGTCAGTTCATCCGATGGTGCGAAGAGCGGGACATCAACTGCGTGCGGTACGGTCTGGAACGTCCGCCGCTGCAGATGTACAAGCTACCCGCGAGACTTCGCTACACTCCAGACTTTCTTCTCACCAACGGTTTCTGTGAAGTCCAAGGCTTTGGGCGGGATCAGACATTCAAGCTGAAGCTCGACAAGCATGGCGCGCTGCACTGGTGGAACGACCTTCACCCCGTGTGGCTGTACATCTGGGACTCGCACTACCACAGGGACTGCGTGATCCACCTACTCGACTTCGACAAGCTGTTGGCTCACGCCAACATCCAGATGTTCGCAGAGGGCAAGACGTACTTCGCACTGCCTGGTGACTTCCTCTTTGCTCACGGGCAGGAGCGCATCAGTGCCCCGTAACCGTGAGCGGCCGATCAACCCGCAGGAGAAAGTGTTCGATGGAGAGTTCCTCGATGACTACCCAGCCGTCTTCCCACGCCGTCCGTCTACGGCGATGGAAGCGCTTCTTGAGGCCCCGATACACCGCGAGCCTGAACGATCACGAGAAGACTACGATGTGCTACGAGAGACCTTGGGGGCTGCCATTGACGGTCTGCCTGAGGATGAGCGGACCGTCTTCGAGGGTATCTTCATGGAGCGTGCAACCTTTCGCGTTCTTGCGGAACGCTTGGACGTTGGAGTGGCGACGATCGACCGACTGAAGGAACGTGCCCTCGCTCTGCTTCAGGCAGAGCTGGATGGTAAGGTGGACGAATGGTTGAACTGACACAGGCAGACCTGTACTCGATGGAAGCTCTGTTGGGTAAACTGAACGAGTTCTCGCGTTCTTATGGCGACACCGTGCGCCCCTCAGGAGCGGCACGGTTCTTTGTAGGTGACGATGCTCTTGAAGTGCAGTGCGAGTACATCGTGACCTCGTCTGATGAGGACCGCACCTGCGGACACTGGAGGGTAGTGATTTGACCGAAGTGCGCACGACAAGCGCAAGTGGAGGAGCGAAAGGTGTCAAGCCCCAAGAGATCGCTTGGATCGACCCGAAGTCGATCCTGGAAGTTGCCGAAGTCGCAGAGATGGGTAAGAGTAAGTACGGAGACCACAACTACCGAGCTGGATACGAGTGGTCGAAGTGTTACAACGCGCTCCATCGGCATCTTGCTGCCTTCTGGGGCGGCGAGGATCGTGACCCTGAGAGCGGTCTCCCCCACGTCGCTCATGCGGCTTGGCACTGCCTCGCGCTCCTTACCTTCATGCGAGAGCACCCCGAGTACGACGACCGCTACAAGCCGATGATGACGCCGTTCACGGAGATCATGAAGTCGGCAAGTGGCAGCATGTTTCCGAACGACGCGACCTCGCCGTTTCACAACATTGCTGATCCGCTTCCTCACCTGACCGACGACGACTACCGAAGGGACATGCCAGCTTGATCTTGGATCGAGCGGCACATGCTCGTGAGTACCGCAAAACGCGAGCTTACGATCATGCCCGTACCTCTCGGCTCAACGAACGTAAGGCATGGTTCAAGGCCCTCAAGGCCAAACTGGCCTGCGTTGATTGTGGTTACAACGCCCATACAGAGGCGTTGGACTTCGACCACATTGAACCGACCAACAAAACACACAACGTAGCCTCAATGGTTTGCAACAACTTCTCAAAAGAGAAGATCCTAGCGGAGATCGCTAAGTGTGAAGTGGTCTGCGCTAACTGCCATCGCGTACGAACCGCTAACAGAAGGATGCCCGCATGACTGACGAAACCATCGAGATCGTAGACCCTCTCACTGAGTTGCGTAACGCCAACTCCGAGCTGGTCAACCAGATCCACGCCGAGGGCATGGGCCTCGACTCGCAGGTTGGTATTCACCTGCGGCTCGACACTCTCATCGACCTGCTGCTGCCGCCTGGCACGCCGTTCCGTCACCTGTGGGAGCTTGAGTCGGAGCGCCGTTTCAACGGGCTCTTGACTGAGGCGGTCAGCCAGGCCCGTCAGGCCAAGCTGACGCAGGGAGTCGACAAGGTCAAGCTGGAGAGCGTGTGATGTTGGATTGGGTCAACGACCACGCCCCCGAACTGCTTGTGGCCTTCATGGTTGTGCTGCTTGTGGTGCTCGTCATCATCGCTATCAACGGCGATCCCGACACGTCCTGCAAGCATCCGATCACTACGTGGGTTCTGACCAACAACAGCATGATTCCTGTGGTTTCCTGCGGATGAAGAAGCAGTACGAGAGGGTCGTCAAGACCCTCATGGAAATCATCGAGGAATGGGAACCACGGCTTGACCTGCCTGGCATCACCGTGCGGCACAAGTTCCACGAGACCACGCTCGACCCGAGCAACCCCGACCAAACGGCCGCGGTCTGCACGACCAAGTGGGAGTACCGAACAGCCAACATCGACTGGTATCTCCCGAACCTGTGTGATCAGGACGAACAGGATCTAGAGCAGATCGTCGTACACGAGTACTGTCACGTGCTCAACGCTCCCGTTGAAGCACACACATCAGCGGCGAACAGTAAGTTCTGCGAGATTGCAGCAGAAAACGTCGCCCGAGCATTGCTGAAGGTACGCCATGGACACGATTGACCCGATCCCCGTTCAGGTCTCGCTCGCCATTTATGGGATGCTGAAGCACGGCCTCGATCTTGACGAGGCCGCTCGCCTCGCCGCCCTGTGTACACCCGTGGGAGCACCGCTCCTGAGTCGAGTGCAAGCCCTGTTTCTGATGTACGATGCTTTCGTCTAACCAAAACAAGCCCAACGACCCCGAAGAGGGATCGTCAGGCTGTTCTGTGCGAAGGACGCCAAAGCGTCCTAGCGGGGGTGACTGTCTACGGCTTCTTGCCGCCGCGAGTCACGATCTTCGTGTTCGCGAAGTGCGGCACAAGGCCACCGCGGCCCATCGGGGACTTGCCCCCACGAGCGGTGCCCTTGCCAGTGACACGCTGCTTCATCGGAGCAGCGGTCGACTTGCCCTTGGAGATGCTGGTCTTCATTTACAGTTCCTTCGGTAGAGCGTTCGGCGTACCGTACACGCCGAGTGCCGTCAGAATGGTGACGGCGTAGGTGAACCACGGCTCCGCTGCGTAGCGGACCGATCCGATGGTCACGAGCGCACCGACGAGTGCGACGATCCCCTTGCGGTACTGGCCCATTCAGGTGCCTTTCTGGCTGTGTCGGTGGACGAGGGTATCGAATGCTATGTAGGCGATGCCAAAAGCAATCGCCCCCGTGCGGTTAGCGAGTCGCCGCAATGTACGCATTGGTACGCAGCTTCTGGACGCCCTTCTTCATCTCGGCGTCAGTCGCGGTGCCATCGTTCTGCCAACCATCGCGGAAGAAGCCCCACCCCGTGTGGAGATCCTGGATGAGCTGCTCGATATGGGCAACCTTGTTCTCAATATCCTGAAGCCGCAGCTTCTCTTCGGCAGTCAACTCGTCATCCTCCGATGGGATAGCAGTCGTGGGGTTCGCACACCACGCTGCGATTTCGTCGCCAGGGCAGTTGGTCACATACTGACCAAACCCCGCCGCTGTGTTCGGGTTGTTCCAGAAGCGGTGTGGGTGGATTGGCGCAGCCGCCCCACCAACCACATGCTGAGCACGTAGACTCAGGATTGCGTTCTTGGCTGCATCAGTGAACGGAACGTCTCCATCTCCGTTGTCGAGATAGCACACAGCCAGGGATGTCGCATTGCCGACTCCCTGCGCTCCTGATCTCGCTCCAGGGATTCGTCCTTCGTAGATGTTGCCATGATAGTCAACCAGGTAGTTGTAATCGATGTCGCTCAGCCCTTTGCCGAACGCATGTTCCTGAATCGACTTCACTGTCGCAAGGTAGTCGGGCTTCTCGCCCACTACCGCACCAACCGCGTGAACGGTCAGACTGTTAGGCAGACCAGCTGCCCATCCCTGAGGAGCTGACTTCGGGGCCGAAGCCCCCCACGCTGCACGGTTGTAGTAGACCATTTATCCCCCTATAGAGAGGCTGTTTTGTTCCGCCAACTCAGCTTCAGTGGGGAAATCGTAGCGTAGGCCCAAGTGCTCGTAGAGTGGCTTTACCCGCTCTTCGTCCAGAATGTAGTGGGCGTGCGCCAACGCCACTTGCTCGGCGTGGCGCAAATCGTCAACCCTCTCCTTCTCAGCAAGCCTGGCCTTCACTTCGCCCTGGTTCTCCAGGGCCTTGGCGACCATGTCCGCTACCGAACCCTCGCCGTTGGTGGAGCCCAGGTGGCGCTTGATGATGAAACCAAGGATTGTCGGCACCGTGGCGGCGATGACCAGAAACAACCCGATGATGATCTGAATGACGGTATCATGCCCGATGTCGATTTCCATCGCAAACTAGCCTCCGTAACGAGCCTGACGCTCCGTACGGAGCTGCTGGTATGGGTTACCTGACTGCTTGCCCTGGTACTTCCGTCGCATCTTCTCCAGCATCTGCTCATACTGAGTGTTGGTGCGGAGAGGAACGCCGAGGAAGGACATCCAGGAGGACACAAGGCGGGTGTCGTCCTTGGAAGCACCGCCACCAAGGCGGCGCAAACGCCCGAGCAGCGGCAAGTACTGCTCGACCGTGTACTGGTCCCTGTCGCTGATCTTGCCCTTGCCGTCGATGAGGCCGACGGCCTTCAGACCCTGGTAGAGACCAGGCGTCTGCTTCCACAGCTCTGGGGCATCGTACTTCTTGTCCGTGAACGGGATGCCCTTGAAGAACTGCTTGTTCATCATGCGCTCAGCGGGCGTCTTCAGGAGCGGCGTCACCATCGAGGCGTAACCCTCAAGCGCCGACGGGTAGGTCCCAGGACGGGACAGGTCGACGTTTGTGGGATCGGGCAGCGCCTGCTGCACCGTCGAAGTGAACGGCAGGTCAGGCGTCAAGTACACGTCACCACCACCGAAGTTGAACGGCGTGTGGATTCCGAAGCCCTCGTTGAGGAAGTACTGCGGGACGACACCTTCAGGGGTCGTGCCCAGCTCGATCTCCTGCTTGGCCTGCCAGTACCTGGCGTACTTGCCAGGAGCCTGCAGGTACATCTCCATCTGCAGCGGCAGGTTGTGGCGAGTCCACGTGTAGAACGGGATGATGCGCTTGACGGTGCCCCGCTCGAACTTGGACAGATCCTGGTAGTCGAAGTGGTAACGGACCATGTCCGACACCGCTTCGTCCAGCGACTTGCCCTTGAGGAGGCGGTCGTAGACCAACGGTCCACGCAGGTTCTCCTCGACCTTCGCACCGAACTTGCGGTTGGCAGTCAGCCACTCAAAGTTCTTCGAGAGTGGGTTGGCACGCTGCATCGCAGACGCAGTCTCCATACCACCGACCTCGAACGCCGAGTACTGAGCAGATCCCACAACAGGGATCGCCTGCGCCATCAGCTCGCGCTCAGGACCCGTGAGGGTGCCAGCCTCGAACGCACGCTTGTCCAACATCCACTTGCGGTAGATACCAGGCTGCACGTCAGCGAGGTAGTTGTTGAACATCCCGCCCATGTAGTTGCGCACGTGGAAGCCAGGAGTGGCAAGCTGCCACGCCTTGATGTAGTTCAGCGCCTTGTCGTAGTACTTCAAGAACTGACGGACGCCGTCAGGCGTCGTGATCTTCGACGTGGCGTTGAGGATGTCAGCGATGTCGTTCGGCGCGGCCAGTGACGGGTCCGCCTTGAGGCGGGCCATGCTCTTGTTGATCTCGTCACGTAGCGCAGTCTTGAACTGCGGCGTGTTGAGGTCTGCAGCGGTGTTGCGGAACTGCGCCCGACGGGTCAGGAGCTGATCCATCTGGTCGAGCGCGTCCTTGGCGTCCGCCTGGAACTGCATCGACCGACGTGCAAAGCCATCGGCCTCCTGCCGAGCGGCCTCGTAAATCTTGAGCCTGTCCTCAATCCAGGTGGTGTCCCAGCCCTTGGCCTGGTACTGCGCCAGCTTGCGCTGGGCGTCGTTGTAGCCGACCTCCAGGCCCTTCAGGTCGTTGCCGAGCGACGTGTACGCTCCAGCGACCTCTCCAGGGTGCTGAGGCCCCTGCGGGGGTCCACCACCCATTCCACCACCAGGCGGCTGTGCGGGGCCTCCAGGGCCTCCTGCGCCGCCTCCAGTGTCAATACGGTCAAGAGCCTGGTTGACAGGGTTGTTGGGGTCGTTGATTCCCGCTGCAGCGTCGGCAGCGTAGGGGTCCTGGGCCACCTGGCCCATGTCCGCCTGAGCGGGGGGCTGAACGCCGCCCGCCTGGCCCTGGTCGATGCTGTCGAGAATGCCGTTGACACGGTCGTTTGACTGGATACCAGCGTTCGCATCCGCAGCAAACGCATCATACGCGCCCGTTGCCTGGTCGGCAGCCGCCTGAGCCTCGATCGTGCGTTGCGAGCGATACAGCGAAGCGCCGACGTTATCGTACGCGGCCTGAGCCGCCTCCTTCGTGGCGGGCTCGATGACGTGCTCGCCCGTCTGTGCCGAAGCGTGACGGAGCGGCGGGATGCCCTCAGCAGCCCGAGCGATTGTCTTCTGCGTCTCAGTCTGCAGTTCAGTGAGCGCACGCATCGCCTCTTCGTCGGTCATCGTGCCCGACTTGATGCGCTCCTCCAGCGCCATGCGGCGCATCTTGAGGTTGTCCGTCGCCGCCGCAGTCTCCTTCTGCACGGTAGCGACATGCTCCGCCGAGTTGGCGTCGTTCCAGTACTGCTGGTCGTGCCACGCCTCACGGTTGTAGTCTCCGCCAGGCGGAACGTCCTGAGTGATCGCAGGCTCCGAGGGAGCCACATCGGCAGCACCCGCAGCAGCATCACGCGGGTAGGACACATCAGCCCAATCGGGCGGAAGCGTGATACCCACATCACCAGCATCACGAGCGGCCTTCTGACCAGCTTGCACCACCGACTCAGGCACGTCCACCTTGTAGACGATGCCGTCAGCGCCAGCGAAGTTGTTAGCGTACTTCTCGGAAGCGTAGAAGTGAACACCACGAGCAGCGTTCGCCTGCGTGGAAGGCTCGCCACGGTACAACGTGACCGTGGACTCGTTCGGGTAATCAGCCAGCTTGGCGGTGTTCGCCTCGGGCGAACCGCCCACAGCGGGAGCCTGGAAGTCCTTCAGGATGTTGTCGACCTGCGACTGCAGGTCACCCGTCGGACCAGAACCCTTCAGGTTCATGTCCGCCAGTGCAGCGTCACGGATACCCGCACGCTGCTGCACGGCGGCGGCGTTGTCCGCACCGCCAGTCAGCTCGTGCAACATGTCGAGCGGGTGAACGTCAGTCTCAGCGTTCAACGGCGCACGACCCAGCTCGGTCTTCACCTGGTCAAGAGCGTTGCTCGACTTCGCAGCAAGCAGACGCAGGTTCTGGTGATCCAGCTTCTCCAACTGAGCGTTCAGCTTGTCAGCCTCACGACGGATCTTCTCGGCACGGGGAAGGTTTCCGCCCTTCGACTTCACGCCGCCGTCAGCGATGTCTTTCTGCAGCGTGTCCGCAAAGTTGTTGCGGAGCGCCTGCATCTCCTCCTCGGAAAGTGAATCGAACGCGTTGCCCGTCGGGGATGCTGCACGCAGCTCTTCCAACCGACCGAACACGTCGGCAGCCGTAGCCATCGGCTTGCCCGTCTCGGCGGCAACCGAGCCGAGAGCGTTCTTCTCAGCGACAGCATCAATCGCGTCATTCGCGTTGATGCCCAGGTCATCCAAAACCTTCTGGAACTTGGCCATCGCCTCCGCGCGCTGCGCCATCGGAGCGTTCATCGCCGCCTCAGCGGCGCTCAGAACCTCAGGCGGCAACGCCTGCTTCGCAGCAGCCGACGCCTGCGGGTTCACGTCGATGCCCGCAGCTTCCTGTGCCTTCAAGTCAGCAAGACGCTGGGCCTCAGTACGCTGCTCTGCAGCGGTACCCTGAACCTCGGCTTCCCTCAGCTTCGCTTCCCACTCAGCGGGGAGACCACCGAGCCCCTGGTCGTCCTTGACGCCAGCGACCTTAGGCGCATTCTGGTCAAGACCATAGCCGCTGAGTCCCTGGAAGTCCTCGGGCGAGGCGACGGAAGCACCGCTGACGGTCTGCGCACCGCCCGTACCACCAAGGTCCATGAACTGCTGAGCCGACACGTCAGCCGCCTGAGCGCTTCCACGAACCTCTGCGTCCTTCGCAAGAGCGTCCATTGCGTCGGCGTAGCCCTTGGCTTCCTTGGAAGCAGCCTCGGCGGTGTGCGCTCCCTTCGACGCCTCTTCAGCAATCGCAAGCGCCTTCGCCGCACGCTTTGCAGCGTTGCGGCCGATCACGCCACCCTTCTGGATGTAGGAAGGCACAGCAATGCCCTGCTCTTCCAGACGCTTGACGATCTCCGCAGTGCGGACGCGATCTGTCAATGCCTCCACATAGTGCGGAAGCACCTTGTTGATGTTCTTCTCGTAGTAACCCTTCGGGAGGTTGGGCAGTTCACGGGACGCCCACTCCTCGACGGCCTTACGGATGCCAGCCTCGTCAGTGACATCGAGCTTCTGACCAGTGCCCTGCTCGATCTTCTGCACCAACTCCTCGTTGATGCGACCCTTCTCGAACGTGGCCTTGCCGCCGAGTCCGCCGATATCGCCCTTCGCTCCACGGGCAGCCTTGGCCTCATCGGTAAGCCAACGAGGGAAGTAGTTCTCACGCTGAGCGATAGGCACACCGTTTGCTTCGGCGGTACGGTGCAGCTCGCGCAGGTAGTCCTTGATCTCCTGAGCACCCTTGACGCCGTCGAAGTTGCCCGTTTCGATAGCGTGGATGACGGCCTCGTGGTCTTGGCCCGCCAACAGCGGGTGGATGCGCTTCGTGTACACATCCATCGCACGCTCACCGACATCGGTGCTCTTGCTGACGGTCTCGCCACCGATCTGAGCGTCAGGGAGCAGGCGCAGGCCCGCTTCCTTGCGGGCGTTCGCCGTCTTCATGATCTCGTTCAGACGAAGCTGACGCCCAACGGCAGCCTCATCGCCCGCCTTGATGGCATCACGCAGACCCTGCTTGGCTTCAGAGCCGCCGAGCTTCTCGGCAATGGCTTGAGCGGCCTTGTTGTCGAGCGTGCCCGCCTTGACGCCACGAAGTGCGGCAGTCACCTTGTCGGTGATGCCCTTAGGAACAATCGTCAATTCGGTTGCCGTGCCACGAGGGTTCAGAACACGACCCGTGCCAGGCACCCGCAGCTTGATGCCACCAGTGGTGCCGAACGCAGCCTTGTACTCTTCGGGCGACAACGTGGAAGCACCATGACCCTTGAGGATCTTGGTGGCCAACCGCTCGCCTTCGGAACGAGCAGCCGTGCGCTCAGTGGCGTTGATACCCCGCTCCGTGATGTCCTTGGTGGAACGGGTCGCGGCAGCGAGCTTCTCGGCCCGACGGGCCGCAGCCTCGTTGCCAGACTCCCGAAGACTCTTAGCCATCTGCGTGAGCTTGTCGACCTCTTCAGCCGACTTTCCAACGCGAGACGCCGCCTCAGCGGCCTGCAGACCACGCTCACCAGAATGCAGAGCCTGGCCCGCAGCACCCTCGACACCCTTCGCAACCTCGCCAGCACCGCCCAGATAGCTGAGAGGGTCGGTGGCCACGTCTCCAGTGATACCGACAGCACGCCGAACCCAGATGTTCCCCAGCGGGGTATTCATCAGATCGGCCTTCTTCAGGCCACGAGTAAAGTACTCACCTGAACCTGTGTGCGCAAGCTGGTCGGCACCCAACCCCTCGTTAGCGTGCGTGCCCTTGACCAGATCCTTGCCGACGCCAGTTGCGCCGAGAGCGTCAGCGGCACCACCGATAGAACCCTTGGCGAGAATCGCAGGGTTCATTACGTTCTGAACAGCATCGACCGTCTTGCCGAAGTCTCTGTCCTGAATCGACTTGGCAATGTCTGCGATGTGTGAACGAATGTTTGCCGCAGGCACATCGGCCAGCTCAAGTGCGGAACGCACAGGAGCAAAACCAAGCACGTCGGACGCAGCGCCCTTGACGGTATCAAGAATGCCGTCACCACCGCCGTCGGACTTCTTCTGCTTCTTGGAGCGATCGTACTGCTTCGTCGCCTTGATCGTTGCCCGTGCCGCTCCCCCACGCGGGCGCGTGGAACCGCCGCCCGTCGGGCGTGGACGGTTGAGGCCATGCTCCTGCCTGTTGGCAGCAGCGGCCATCAAGACCTGGTTCCAGTCGATTGTGGGTTTGCGGTTCGCCATCAGTAAGCCTGGTAGTACTTCTGGATGTCACGGTTGGTGGGCTTGCGAGTCCTGCGCTGGCCCGCCTGACGGGCCTTGATGTAGCCCTTGATGTAACCAGCGGTGCGGGACGTACCCTTCTTCGCATACCGAGAAAGCAGCGCGTTCGCATTTGCTCCACTGTGGAGCTGATTCCACACATTATACCGCATGGACTCGTTCTTGTGAGAGAACGGGTTTACGTTACCGAGATACTCGTTGCCATACTGGTTGCGGTAGGTGCCGTAGTTCTCGCCGTTTGCAAGATCCTGAGCGTAGTTCAGGTCACCCTGAGCGTTGATGCGGGCCTTGTAATCGGACGAAGAACCGCTTCCACCACCCCCGCCGCCGCCGCCGCCACGGCCGCCACCGCCTCCGCCACCGCCACCACCGCTGGCAGCGCTAAGCGCAGCGGTCTTCTGGGCGGCAAGGTCCGACAAGTACCCTTGTAGGAGCTGTGCCTGGCCCATCTGACGGTCAGCGAAGTTGCCCATCTGGCCCTGGGCAACCTGCCCGAGGTAAGCGTTCTGGCGAGCGGCAGCATCCCGCAGCGCCGCGGTCTCAGTGTTGTTCATCTGCTGGACGGGAGCCTGTGAGAACCCCTGCGCAGCAAGATCCTTGTTGGCAACTGCAGCCTGCTGCGACTGCGCCTGCATCGCACCGCCCATGTCGGAGCGAATGCCAGCCTGCAGGCCGTTTACAGCCTGCGAGTACTGGTCCTGAATCGCCTTGAGACGCGCAGCGGTCTCGGCGTCGATCTGCTTGACCTCACCGACCCGAGCGTTGTAGTCGTTGTTGACCTGATTCGTGTAAGCAGCAGCCGAACCGCCGCCTCCGCCGCCGTAGCCGTAGCTACCACCGCCGAGCGTGTCGCCAGACCCGCCCGACGCCTCAGCCGCAGCCTTGAGCAGCGCCATGCGCTGAGCCGCAGCAATCTGAGCAGCGTTCGACGCTCCGTTGACTCCACGCATCACGTCGCCCCAGAAACCGCTCTGAGGCTTGGGCTGACGGTTGGTGGGCACCGACCGCATCGGGCCGTCGTAGCGGCCCCGAGGCTTCACCCTACGAGTGCTCACTGGATACTCCTAAGCTGCGCAGCAAGCGCTGCACGACGCATCGCTTCCTGCTGCCCGACATCGGACATCTGATTCGAGTACTGCTGGTTTGCGTTAGCGTCGTTGATGTTCAACTGTCCCAGCATCTGCTGGTACTTGCGCTGCATGTCGCCGTACGCCTGCGTGCGCTGAGTGTTGAAGTCCTGAAGGCCCTGGCCGTAAATGCCCGAACCGTACATGCCACGGGCAATGTACTGCCCTGGTAGGCGATTACGAGCCTGCTTGAACTGGTTGCCCAACTGCAACATCTCTGCCGCTTGGTTCGCCTTGTAGTTTCCGCGAGTGAAGTTGGTCTGAGCAAGCGAGTTGCCCAACTGCTGTGTGGCGTTACGACGCCTCACACCCCACTGAAACTGCTCTTGAGCCGACGGGCTGTAATCTGTAGCTGCCATTATACATCACTCGCTGAAGTGTCAGCACGGAAACTTACATGGATGAAAAGCGTAGCTGCAATGTCTGCAGCGGTACCAGCGCTTACCCTCACGTTACCGTTCGGAAGAACAAACTGCTTTGCAACAGTGCCAGTGCTTGTCGCGGAAACAAACCCAATCTGGATGTCGGGTCGATATCCGACAGGCAGAGTAAACACCGTCTCGGGCACAGCCACCGCCGCACCTTTCTTCACTCCACCGTTGATGTGAACCACGCCGAACGGGTCCTTGTAGTACCGCAAGGTGTTGTTGGCATCAAAATCAGACCAGTTCGCAGCGTACACGGCCTCGCTCGCTGGAGCGCTCACAGTCGAACCCGCAGCCAGCACCGTGCGCCAGTCGGGAACAGCGATCATCAGCTTATCGCCGTTGATCCTGTGTGCCATCTTCAGCCAGCGGGGGGTCATGCTAGAGGCCCACCGTCTTGAACGCGTCGTACATGATCGCAGCCTCGGACGCCTGCCCGAAACTGATCGCACCCGAAGTCTGGTAGTGCTGCAGGCGGATGCGGACAATACCCGAAGGCGTGCCCGCAAGGCGCACGAACGGAGCGAAGCTGTAGAACTCTCCAGAACGGATCGTGGCGTACTGCACCGTCGACCACGTGAAGTCAGCGTCCGCGGTCGAACCAGTCATGTTGATGCCGATACGGGCGCGGTAAGGCACCGTGCCAGCGCCACCAACCTGCGTCACCGAACCCCATGCCTCAACCACAATCGCCTTGCCAGGGTTAGCAAAGCTCAGAGTGTCAATCGTCTGGAACGTGTCGTTCGCAGTCAGAACATGCGACGAAGTCGCGTAGTTCGATGTGCGACCAACCAGCCCATCAACGTAGGTTTTGTTCGTAAGGTGGTTGCCCGACGACGGAGCGGTCGAACACGACAGCGCAGCACTCAGCGAGATGGTCGCATCAGCAACAATGCAATTGGTGTTGATGTAGCTGACGAGCGCGTTGAAGTTCGCACTGACCTGCGGCCCGTCGTTCACGTTACCATTGGTAAACGTGTTCGGAACGGAAACGGTACTCATGATCGAATCCTCTTGGGGATGTACTTGAGCGTAATAGCGTTCACGCTCCAGGGAATGTCGCCAGTAGCGGGACCAGACACCTTCATGGCGATGGCAGTGCCACGCCCGAGCAGGCCACCACGCTCGATGGATTGAGCGGCGGCGTTGATCGCCGTCGACCATGTCCCGCCGCCCCACGTCGAGCCGCCCCAGGTTGTGGGAGCGGGCGGACCGACGATGTCCAGGTTGAACGAACGAGTGGGGGCAGTCAAGTCGTAGTCTCGGAAGACATCTGCAGTCAGCGTCACATCGCTGGCGCTGTCGCACACGATGATCGGGTGCTTCCAACGCTTGACGAGTGCAGCGTTTCCAAGGTCATACCACTTCGTAAACGTCCACGAAGTGACGCCAGTGTCAACGCCCACGCCACCAGACGCCGACAGGCGGTCCTTGAACCCGCCGTTCAACGTGTGTAGCTTCAACACGAAGCCTGTAGCCGCGTCAGACACAGCGAACCACTCACGGTCACCCGACGGCGGGTGCAACGTAGTGTAAGCACCCAACGGAAGGTTGTAGCGAGTCCATCCACCACCACGTCCCAAGCGAGGGTCGAACACGAACGTGATCTTGTTGACGGTGTCGCCACCAAGGGTCAGGCTGACCCAACAACGCTGGTTGACGTAACCGACCGTCGTGTTGATAACGTAGTTCGGATCAGCAGAAAGCTGGTCGATGGTCGTACCATTCCCATTGGGAGAGGTGATCGGCGTCAGCGGATACCACAAGTCGCGAACCGAGCTGCCATCGTAAAGCTGCAGCCCATTCGGCCACGAGAAGAAGTAGACGCCCTCGTCGCCCACAGCAATCGCACGCTGATGGACAGCACCGACCTTCCTGGAGACGTTCTCCAACTGGAAGCTCTGAGCGTCGTACCCTCGCAGTACCCACACGCTGTTGTTCTTGAAGATCACCAGTTCCTTCTGGAACGAAACCATCCCAGTGATCTCGTCGCCGTCGCCACGACCGACAAAGAACCAGTCGTTGGTGCGGTAGTCTTCCGCACCCTTCGACGCGTGCAAGTCAGAGAACGGGTGCGAAAAACGCACCCTGTCCCGCTGCATCGTTCCCGCCTCGTTGATGTTGGCGTGAAACAGGTAGTTCAGGTGGTGGCAGATGTACTTTGCCTTCGGCATCTTGCCGCCAGCAGGTGCAGCGAAGTTGTCGTTATACGCACCGTGGGAGTCGGCCAGTACTGTGGTGGCAGCACCACTCCACTTGAACGCAACCTGCTCAGCGTTGCGCTGAACGTACAATAGGTCGTGAGCCTGCGCAGCGTTCATGATGCCCGTCGTTGCAAGGGCATCAGGGTTCACTGTGGTGAAGTTGCCGCCAGTTCCGTAAGCGAAGTCGTTACCCGCTTGCACGCAAATGTGCTTGTAGTTCCCGTCACCAGACGTGAACGTCCACAGGTTCTTCGGCTTGACAGCGGTCGGAGTAGCGTCGGCAATCGCCGTGAGGTTGATTGCCTGCGCACAGTCCCGACGGCGGAAGCCGCCGTTCGGGTCGAAGTCCACGTTCAAGCAGTCAGTGACCTGCGAGTCCTGAAGCTGAAACGCATCTGCGTTATAGTTGAGTCCACCCGTGAAATCACGGACAGGGAGAACTTCTACGCGACGAGGCATAGGTTACTCCCAACTTAGGACATAAGCAAGCAATGAAGCAACGCGGTCAGGATCATCTCTAAGGTGACCAAGAGCCTTGTTGCAAGAAGCACACAGGGCACCGCGGGCCTGTCCTGTTTCGTGGTCGTGATCGATTTGTAGACGCTTAGAACGATGTCCTTGCGATTCTGTAGCGCCACAAGCAAAACAACCGCGAGCAAACCATTCTAGTACAGTGTCGCCATCCAATGAATATCGCACTTTGTACTTGCGCAAAATGCGACAATCATTGCATTCGTTTTGCAAGCCGTCTTCGCGTGCAGCATTTTTGCTGAACTCGCCGCCTTGACCACACGTTGAACACAGCTTGACGCCGTTCACGGTAGTCATCTCATTCCCAACTGTAGATCGGCGGACGCAGTGCTCGTTCGGTGCGATAGGCTTCAGGGCGCTTGCCACGATTGACCACAATCGGCTGCGCCCGAACAGAGTCAACGTAACGCAGCTTGAGCTGCTTGATCGTCGGCAGGAACGAGTTCAGATAGAGCTGAGCCATCTCAGGATCGTCCTGCTGGGCGTACGTACGCCCCAGCGTATAGTCAGCAATCAGTCGATGGTACTCTTCGGGACAATCAGGAGCGCTGTTCGTCAACAGCCAGTCAGTGGGCTGACGAGTCCCCAGGATCGTGTAGTTTTCAGCCGAACTAGGCGTCGGCCAAAGAAAAAGGGACCTCCCCCACACCGAGAACTCAAACGGTGTTCCCTGAGACGGCGAGTCCTGTCGCCACCCATCCCGAGCCTGCCTCTGCTGAACGGGCTGAAGGCTCCAACGGGGACCGCGTACGTCCGCGATCGTCTGCAAAGGGGTAGGGGAGGTCAAACCCGTGTACGAATCGAGATCGTACTCGGCCTGACCTGCGGTCGTGGTGAACGAGTAGGCAACGTGCAGCCACGACGGAGTATCATCGAACTCGCCAATGATACGGTTGTATCCGTCCTGCATGAAGATGTCGAGGACGGTCGACGGGACCTCATCAGCCTGCACGTCGAGATGATCGTACACGTACTGCCTGATGTCCGAAGGCGCAAGTGCAGTCATCGCGGGAGGATTCCTAGCTTCTGCATGATGAGGATCTTTTGCTTCCTGGCAGCCGCACTCAGCGGACCGCCAGACTTCCACCGACGACCCAGCGCAGCGGCCACGTCGTTGGCGTACTGCTCGTTTGGGCTCGTGTGCGTTGAGCCACCAGCGGGACCATCCAGCGGAAGGTGCCCGAAGATTGAACGAGGCGTATCAGCGGGTGGAACCCAACCCATCCGCAACTTGGTGTAGTTGTCGGCAGCGGCCTCATTCTGCAGCCGCTTGTCAGCAACCAGATGACCGAGTTCGTGTGCAACAACGAACTGGTCATACTTGTGACCGTGCTTCAGACCCATCATCTGAGTCTCACGGTTGTTCGGGTTGAAGGCCACAGTGTTCTGGCCCTGCATTGCAACTGCCCGAGGAGTGTAGTTCCCCTCGTCCTGCACGGGTTGAAACGGCCCGATGTTCTGCTTGTCGTAACCGACACTGCCATCCTCAAATCGAGTAGGCACCTGATGGTACGATGTAGGCATAGTGAAACGGGCGTCAGGAACGCCCGCCTTCTGCTTCAGTTTGTTGAACAGCAACTCCAAGTTGAGGAGATGCTGAGCGGGCTTTGGCCTAGGGGGCACTCTTCAACGCCTTCAGGTGTCCGACACAGTGATCCGTGCCCTTCGCCTTCGGGGCCTTGCAGGGTGCTCCCTTCTTCGTGGTTCCAGCACAACCAGTGTGCTCTGCAACCTCGTCACCAGCGTAAGGCGCGCCGCTGAAGGGGGCGGGCTCGCCATAAGCGTAGCCCACCGCCCTCCCATACGGCTCACCGTAAGCACTGCCGACAGCAGTGCCCTGGCTTCCGACAAGGATGCCCTTGCCGCTCGACATCAGCTACCCACGAACCGAGCGCGGAACTGCGCTGTGGCAGCGATAGCGTTACCCGTACCGACCTGAGCACCAGCAGACTGGATCTTCAGGAGCGGAGCCTGGGGCGTACCGTTCGTGTTGTTGTCGAGGAAGTAGTTGTAAGTGACAGTACCGTTAGCGGTGTCCCACTGAGCCTTCGTGTACGGAGCATCCACAGACCGAGACGCACGAATGAACATGTCGTCAATCTGCTTCAGACCCAGCGCACGGAGAAGACCCGTGTGGGTGGTGCTGCCGACGACCACCGAAGTGGTCGCCAGCGGCACGCCGTTGGTGGTAGAGTCACCCGTGTCGAAGTCGACGGTAGCGGAGATTGCCCGCTTGCCATCAACCGTGACCTCTTGCTTGATGTCACTGAGCGTGATGATCGCAGCAGCCATGCTGTGCTACTCCTTTGCTCAGGTAACGTCGAGGACAGTGACCTGGAACGTCTTGCTCGCACCAGTCACAGCCGCAGCAGGCAGCGAGTCAGCGTAAAGCTGAACCGTGTCCGCAGCGGTGACCACGCCCCAGATGCGACCGAGGTTCGCCAGCGCAACCGTCGGCGCACCGACGATGACGATGTCGCCCACGGCGGCACCAGTGACGGTCGTGGTCGCAGCGAACGCCGCAGTACCGACCAGGCCAGCGGCCTGGGCCGACACCGACGGAACCGCCTGCGTGACCGACTTGGTGAAAGCACCCTTGATCGGGCCAGAAGCACCGAGGAAGAGCGACTCCAGGATGTAGGGGATGTCCTTGGACAGATCCGCGTTGGCAGCAGCCATCAGAAGCCTCCTAGCTCTTGTTCGTCAGAACGCCGAGGAACCGACGGTTGTTGGTCACGAGGTTTCCGTAGCACAGGATCTGCGAGTACTTCGCATCCTGACCGTGAGGCTTCTCGAACGGCGTGGGCTTGAACCACACGTCGCTGTGAACCTTCAGCTTCAGGAACTTGCTGTTGAGGAAGTACATACGGTCGGTGACGGGCGTAGCCCCACCGATGTGCTCGTCCCAGAGGACAGGAGCCGACTTGTACATCAGGTTCTCGAAGCCCGCCGACGCGGCCTTCGGGTCCTGGAACCGCTGCGACGGCTGAAGCAGCGACTCGTACTTCTCCCACAGCGCCTGGCCCGTGATGATGAACTCGGGACGGACGGTACCCGCCGAACAACGGTTGAACATGTTCGACATGGTGGGGATGGACAGAGCCTGCGTGGTACCGTTGACCTGGTTCTGCCACCAGGAGTTACCCGCAGCCTCAGAGTCGATGTTGCCGACGAACGTGTTGGACGAACCAGCCACGTACTCCGAGTCACCCTTGGTCGACGTGGTCTCGGTGTGCGACACGATGGCCGCGATACCGTTCCAGTTGCGAGTGTTGGTGGTCGGGTTGTCGAACAGCATCGTGTTCAGACCGTCAGTGATCGACAGCTCAAGCTGGTCGACCTTGGCCTTCAGGAGAGCGATGACAGCCTCACGACTGTTGTTCTTCGCCTCCTCGATACCGCTGATGGCGACCGTACCCGCGTACTGCTTCCAGTCGTACACCGCGGAAGTGATGCCTTCCTGCGGCGTGGTCGAAAGGGAGTCGTACGCCTGGTAGGCACCGACGGTGGTGTTGGACGCGTAGAGGATCGGCTCAACGAGCTGCTCCCCGCCGCCGACCTTCTCGATGTTACCAGCCTCACGCAGCCAGTACAGCAGAGTGCTGTTGCCGAAGATGTTGTCTTCGAGCTTAGGCGTGTAGTGCTTGAGCGTGGTGCTGATAATCGCGTCGAAGGAGCTGTTACCAGCCATGCGTGATTATCTCCGATGTGAGGTTCTAAATGGAACCGTTGGACTGAAGTTCAAGGAGAGCATTCGCCATAGCGTCGTTGATGTTGTTGACCTCACGGAACTCGGGGACCTGGCCCCCAAGCTGCGAGGAACGACCTGCGACAGGCGGAGCGCTACGCTTCGCCTGCAGTGCCTGAGCGTTGTGCTGTGCTCGCTGCTCGGCCGTCTGGCGCTCTTCACGCCAATCCAGATAAGCAGCTCGCAGGTTCGGGATGTTGTTCTCGGCCGCATACTCCAGAACCGCCATGCGGTCAAAGTCCTGGTACTGCGACTCAAGCTGCGAACAGATCCCGTCAAGCTGACGCTCGAACTCCTGCTGCTCGATTTCTTGGAAACGCTGGTCGTACTCTCGGAACTTCTGCTCACTCGGGTCGAGGAGGTTCTCCTCGGTGTCCGCCAGAAGATTCTGCTGAAGTGCTTCCAGTGTCGCCTGCGGATTCTCGATCAGGGCCTCCATCAGCGCAAGCGCCTGGGCTGCCTCTGCTCGCTCCTGCGCTGCCGCCTGAGTCTTCTTGGTGTAATCAGACTGGCGCAGGTAGCCCTTCTCCAGCTCCTCCAGCGGAACCTGGGTTCCGTCGGAAAGGGTGTAGAAGGAAGTATCCTGGGTTTCGGTGGTGCCACCATTGTCAACAGGAGCATCGTGTTCGCCAACGCCAAGTGCCTCAGCGAGTGATTCCTCCAGAGACGGAGCCTCACCAACGAGGGGATCAGTAGTCCCCTCAGTCTCGTTTCCCATTGTTGCCTCTCGTGGAGTCCGCCAGCGGCGGGTGTTCCCGTTTGGAACTAGGTATGTTGGGCATGATTATGCCCCTATGGAGAAGTACGTTTTGTTCCGCCCACGATTACGCTAAGCGGTACCAAGTACCTCATCGTCACCCGTGCGGGAGACGAGTACCTCATCGACGGCAAACCCAATCGGGTCGAACTTGGGACGAACCGTCAAAGAACGTGACGTGGCATACGTGGTTGGCGTGCCAGGATTGATCTCGCCAAACATCTGAATCTCGTAGGTTCCCTTGGCGGCGGGAGTCCACGTAGCCTGCCAAAGATCGGCTGATCCAACCTGCGTCATGTAGGCGGTCGCAGTGACCGCAGTGCGAACGCCGCTGGAGTCAAACCCCCAAACCTTCCATTGCGCTGCCTGGTCAAGCGCAAGAACTCCTGTTGAGTCCACAATCTGGAAGTAAAGCGTGCAGGGCACGCCGACAGCAATCTCGTCGGGAGCAAGAATGCAGGCGTACGCACCGAACGAAAGAGGCGTGACCGAAACGGTACCTGAAGCACCGCTGAAGAGTAGAAGTAGACTCATTGCGGCCCCATGCCCATCATACACTGTTCGGGCATCTCACCAAAGAAACCCGCCCCAAGCAGGCCCTGGTTGGCCGCTGTGGTCCAGGACCAAATGCCAAGGTGGCTACCGAAGACGTGGGAGGAGTGGGTGGCATCAAGGTCTTCGGCCACGCACATGCGACCGCCGTTGTAGATGACCGTTCCCATGTTGAAGGTTTGCGCGCTCGTCACTGCCGAGAAACCGATGACGGCCAGGTATAGCAGGTTGTCCTGAGCACTGAACGTCGAACCAATAGCCTCGGTTCGGGTCGTTCCAGAAGCCTGGTTGTCCATGCCACCCGTGGCGTTTGCCCAGTTGTTGGGCGTCGTCGAGTAGGCGGTGGTACCCGAGTACTCGGTGATGAACAGGCGCATGACCGTGGCGGCCGTAGCGGTGGCCGTCACCGTCGTGGACTCAGTACCGTCAGCAACCTTGGCGAACAACGAAATCGACGAACCCGAGGCGCTCCAGGTGGCCTCCTGAATCAAGGTCCAGCCCGTGATGGCGTTGGTCAGTTTGGGTTTGTTGGACATGACGCACGCGATCAGCAGATCACCCTTGGTGGGCGTAGCTGCGTACGTTGCGCTGATCGATGCCGAAACACCCGATCCGCCGTTCGCGTCCTGAGAGGCGATACGAGCGATGCCCATCAGAAGTCCTCGGTGTACCCGACCAGCGACTTGAGAGCGGGCGGAACCTTGGTGGCCTTGAGGATGCCATCACGGGCATCCGAAAGCACGACTCGCAACTTGTCCTTGACCTCCTCGTCAGAGGGGCCATCAACGTCAGTAATGTGAACGGTCAGCGTGGTTGGAGAGTCGTTGACCATCATCACAATGGTCATGACCTCGGCATCAGCGTCTACAATCTTCCAAGAATCAACCATGAGACCTACTTGTACATAAGGTTGACGATGACATCGTTAGCACCAATAGCGGTGGTGTCGGCATCAGCGATCAGACCCGTGATGGCAATGGCAATACCAGTACCAAAAGCGATACCTGACACGAACTCGGCGGCAATCGCGCCCGAACCTGACGTGCCGCCAGGAATCAGAAGCGTCATGACGGGAGTGTCCGAACCGACCGTGGGGGCAGACGCCTTGTTGTACAGCTTCACAAAACGGGCAGCGGCGTTGGTGTTAGTAATGTACCAACCATACACCTGGCCAGCAGAAGCCTTCACGCTGTTGGCGTTAGTGGTACCAGCCGACAACAGACGATAGATTGTCAGACCGCCAGACGTGGCAGGCGTTTGCGTGACAGTGGCCGTGTTGCCCACGTTGACGTGCAAACGACCCGAAGCGTCGGTGTTCAGCGTCGCGTAGTCGCCGTCTGTGCCAGCAGAGCTGCTCGCCGTGTCCGCACGGCGTGTCAGCGCAACAGTACCAAGATCGCCCGAAGCGTGAACGGCGTCCTCGGCGTACTGTGTACCACCACCACCGCCGCTGATGACGGTGACAGGCAGAGGATCAGTAGAACTGATGTTGGCGGCACCGCCGCTCTTGGCGAGGACAAGGCCAACCACCGCACGGGTATCCGTACCAGCGCCAGTATCAAGGTCTGCGGTCGTTAGCTCAGAGTCGACGGTGACCGTGCCCGAGACGCCGACCGTACCACTGATCGGCTGTGTGGCCTGCCAGAAAGTACCACTCACGGGGATGGCGGTACCACCGCCAACACCCTGAACAGAGATCACATCAGCGGACGGCGTACCCGCCGTACCAAGAGCAGGCTGCTTGGCGGCAGTGGCAGCGCCCGTTGGGAGCGGCAGCGCCGCAGCCGAAATCGGCTGAGTCGCCTGCCAGAAGGTGCCAGTGACAGCGATCGTTGCGTTGGTGACGTTGACCTTGAGACCGTTGGTTGCATCGCCAGGAAGCCTGGCGGAGCTATCCTCAGTGCCGTCCACCAGCTTCACAAGCTGGACATGCTGTCCGCCTGCAAGCTGGTCGGTAGCAATCACCGTCGAAGCGGGGATCGTGGCGAGGGTAGCGGATTGTGTGGTTACATCATTCGCCATTAGTAGTACGTCTCCGTGGCGCGGTTATCCCACACGCCTGAGCCCTCGTTCGTCCACTGGATGTTCGTGGGGCTTCCGTTGGTGAGTGTGACCTTCTTGATCGTCCAAGCCGCGGCTGAAGACGCGGGAGGAGTACCCGTCCTGTCGTAGTCGCCGTAACCGACGTAGATGACAGTGGGTAGAATGTCGACCCGCTGAGGCGAGCGACGACCGTCGTAAGTACTCCGACTCACGTCTTCGTCGGAATCCAGTACACGTAGACCGCTGTGGCAGCCGCACCAAGCGTGCAATACAGCTTGGCGAAGTTGATACCCTCAGGGCCGAACGAGTTGTGGTTCGGGGCCAACACCGAAGCGATCTGGTTCGCAGCGGTCGCGCCGTCCACGTCGTTGAAAAACGTGGTCTCAGCGGTACCACCGACGACCTTGACGCCGATGAGGCGACCCGAGTTGGCAGTGACAGCACCGCTAGCGGTGAGGCGAGTGGTGGTAGCGCCCATAGCGGCGTAAGAAGAAGACATGGTTATCCTGGTCGAGGGGTTAGATATTCTTTTGCCGCATCAAGCCACTCTAGTGAGTCTCTTAACCAGCCCAACGTTAAATTACATCTACGGCACAGAAGACCACGAACGCACTGTCCGCAAGAACGTTCTCCTGCGCAACAACTGTGATCATGGTCAACTGCCAATCGCGTGACAGCACCACTTCCATGCTTATGCGTTTCTGGCTGACCACAAATCGCACACAATCCCCGTTGAGAATTCCACATGCGATCATATTCATCAGTGGTCATGTTGTACTTGTGCTTCAGTTTGGCTCGTCGGTCCCAATCCCTGGAACCATTTGCCAACTTCTTTTCACCTTTCTTCACTCCCCGCATTTGATTACCCAGGGCGTGGGATCGGCATGTTGGTGATCGCAACAGGCATCGGTTCGGGGTGGTCGTCACCCTCGGCACGAGCCAGCTTCGATGCACCAATCAGGTCACGAATAGCAGACAGATCGACGTTGACGTTGACTGGCTGCTGCTGTTGCGAACGTTGCATCATCCGCATCAGCATCATGAACATCATGGGGGTCAGCGTATCCATCACTGACCCTGCAGCAAGCCGAACTGGTTCTGGAGTTGGTGGGTGATGCCCGCAGGCACACCCTGGATCGGAGCGGGGTTCTCGGGCGGCACGTTCGGGCCAGCGGGCGGCTGAGGGCCACCCGACTGCTGCACGCTACCGTCGCCCCCAGGCGGCGGAGGCTGCTGCGGCTGGTTCGGATCACCACCGCCAGGCGGCGGCTGCATCGGCATCCCCGTAGCGGGGTCCACCATCGGCATCGGGGCGTTGATGAACTTCTCGGGGTTCTTCATCCCGAAGCCGTCCCGCAGCACCTGAGACAACAGCTCAGGCACGTTGATGACGCCCATGCTGATGAACGGTCCCAGCGCCTGTAGGAGCTGCTGCGCCTGCTGTCGCTTGAATGTGTCGTTCTTCGGCTGGGTAGAACCCGCCTCAACCTCGTAGAGGTATTCGCCCTGAATGTCCTCGGGCGTGAAGTCAACCCACACCTTAGAGCCATCGGCTCCGACGACAAGCGCCACCGAGTCCACAGTCATGAACTTCTGGGCAAGTTGCACCAGCATCCGAGAAATCTCGGAGGCCACTGCCTCGATCTTGTCGAGCTTGTCCGCCGCACGAGCGTTGGCAGCATCCTGAATGATGCTGGCCTCGGTCGCAGTCCGACGGATCTCGGGCAGCGAGCCACGCATGTATTCGTTCACGCCAGTGACACGGTCGATGTCCGACTCGATGACCTCGGAGTGCTGCGTGTAGAACTGAGCGTTAGCGTCGTTACGAGGCATCGGCATGATGACCTCGCTGATGGGAATGTCGCCCTCGACGGGAATAGCGGTGTACGGCTGCTGTGAAGTCAGGGCGTCGAGACCCTCAGGTCCGAACGCGTCTTCCTTGTACAGCCACTTTGCGATGTCCAGCTTACGGGCCTGCACCATGTCCGAACGGGTATCGTTCAGCTCATCCTGCAGCGGCTCGATCGCCTCGATCTCACCGATTGCGTAGAACTGGTCGGGCACCGTGTAGTTCGGGATGTATACGAACGGCTGGCCGTACGGGTACGGGAACGGAGTCGGGTCTACAAGGTAGCCCACGTCCTCCTGCTCCACGAAAGTACACATCCACTCCTGCTCCAGGTCGTAGAACTCCCAGAGCGTGACACGACCCTCGTCCTCGGGGACGTGGTCCTTGTTGTCCTCGTTGAACCACTTGAGAGAAGAGTCGGACTTGACCTTCTTGCGAGAGTTGTTGTAGCGGTCGTCCTTGCGGACCCGCTCCAGCGGAAGCACCAGCTTCTGTGCGATCCACTTGGCGTCCTGCATCGTCGTCGCCTCAGGATCGACGTAGATGTCGAACGGCGAGATGCGCTCTACGAACGGAGCGTCTTCGGTGACCTCGATGGCAGTGTCGGGCATCGCCCCGTGGATGTCCTCAGGGGAGGGAGCCAGATGTGCCATGTGCGGATTCTCAGCCGCAAAGCTGTCGGCCTGCTCGTTGAGCGCCCCGTGGATGTTGTCGTACTCATCCTGCTCCATCGGGCGCTCATGCTCCGCATAGCGCCACCCGACCTTGAGCCATCCCACACCGTAGATCAGCGAGTCCTTGACCGCAGCGCGGAAATCCTGCTTGATGTGGTTGTGCCGCCACCAGTAGTTGACGACAGCCTCCACGATAGCGGCCTGATCGTCAAGATCCTCGGTGCGTGCGTGAACCGTGACCTTCGGGTGGTTGACAGCCACCGAAGGCTCGATGACGTTGATCGTAGCGAACGCGATCGCAACAGCGATCGAGTCCATGTCGTCATCCAGTGGATGCAGCATCTTGAGGCGGTAGATGTCACGCAGCCGACGCCACGTGTCGTCCCACGCCTCAGCCTCACGATAGGACTTCGCAGCCTTGACACGGCTGCAGTACTTCGCGAGGGTATCCTGCTTCTCGCCACGTCCCCACTTGATGAGTGGGGTTACCTGATCCCGCTCAGCGGGGGACGGATCAATCTGCAAGGGTCAAACCCAACGGCTCTTCGGACCAGCGTACGCTGGCTTGCGATCAGGGGGGAAGTGAGCGGTATCGTCTTTCATCTGACGAATGTACTCACCAGTTGTCTGGCCTTCGCGCCAGTTCTCACGACCACCAGCATACGATACGAGCGGACCACGAGAGTCAGCCTCTCGCTCGCAAATGATACAGTCACCAGGCTCAGCGATGCTGGGTTGGAAGTGCTTACAGTCGCGTTTGGACACAGTAATCCCCCTTATAGGGAAGCTGCTTTTGTTCCGCTTCGACGGTTGTTGACACCCAACACCTTCCGCTTGCCTCCGTGCTCGGGGGCCAGCACCTTGCCCATGAAGTAGTCGAACGTCCAGTAGTTGTTGGGTTTGTCGAGACGCTCTGACGTGCGAGCGTAAGCTCGCATCTGGTTGGCGATCGCCAACGAGATGACCTGGTCATCGAACGGCGAACCCGACATCTGCCCTTTGTCGTCACGCACGTACGTGAGCAGTTCACCGATGGTCTCGGTGTCAGGCAGGTCCAGGTTGGACCTGAGATCACGAGCAAGCTCGTCAATCATCAGTGGCTTCGACGTGCGAGACGTGAGCCACCCGATCGAGTCCATCTCCTTGCGGTTGGAACCCTTGCCGTCTAGGCGCTTCCGCTTGTAGATGCGTGGATACCCCACACGCTGCAGAGCTTTGTTCGTCGTGAGACCGTGGTTGTTGACCTCGCAACCGATGAACGCAGTGTTGTAGAACCACCCAAGCACGGCGAGTTCGATGCCGAACAAGTCGGGATCGATGCGGCCATGCCACTTTGCCACAACCTCATCCCGCTTTGCAGAGATGACGTGGGCAGACGAGTAGTCACCGTGCTCCAAGCCTTCCGCCACGTCGGCCCCGATGACGTACGCATCATCAGGCTCGGGTAGCCGCCAAACCCGTAGTGCGGAGTCCGCAGCTCGAATGAGGGTCGCGTCACGGTAGTAGCCTTCCGTCGAACGCAGCCAGCCCCTGATGGGCTTCTGCGTGTTCAACGCACGAAGCAAGTCCACATCAAAAACGGGGTTACCCGAACGGATGAACGCCTCTTCAGGGTTGTCGGGGTACTCCTGCGCAAGCTGCCACGGCAGCATCGACGCCTTCTTGGACTCGTACCAGTTGTCGTCTCTCTCGGTGTTGGCGTACCACGGATAGAACAGCGGCGTGAAGCCGCTCTTTCCCGACACGGCCATCGTCCAGAACGTGTGGTAGAAGGTGCCTGCACCGTTAGCGGTGCTCAGACCGATGACCCGACCACCCACGTCGGTGATCGGCTCGATCGACGCCCACGCATCCTCTGGGTTGTCGAGGAAGGCCCACTCGTCAACGATGACGAGAGAAACGGCCGAACCGCGAGCAGGGTCTTCTTTGGAGGGCATCGACTCCACAGAAGAGCCATTGTCGAACGTGATCTTGCCAACGTTGCGGTCGAGGCGTCGAGGGCCTCGATCCTTGATCCATTCGGGAAGCCGACGGTAGGCGTAGTCCGTTTTGGCGAGTAGTTTGTGGGCATCACGCTCCGTCTTCGACAGCATCACGATGGTCTGATCGGACCAGAACATCGCAAGCCACAGCGAGTAACAGGCCATCAGCGTCGACCATCCAAGCTGACGTGCCTTCAGGATGATGACGTACCGCTGCTTCATGCAGACATCGAGCGCTTCGAGCTGCGCAGGACGCAGATCGAACAAGATCGCTCCCTGCTCAGGGTGCTGGATGTAGACCTGCTCCCGCAGGAACTTCTCGCACGCGTCGAAGTCGGTGGACGACTTCCCCTTGTAGGAGCGCCACTCAGCTTCCTGCAGAAGCTCGGTAGGGCTAGCCATTCTGCTGGATCTTCTCTAGCGCAGCGTTGAGCTGCTGCGCCAACTCCTCGTCGGTCATCTCGTCAGCAGACTTGCTGCGGACAATGACCTGTGGCGGGGCGATGCGATCCACCATCCGCATGTACAGCTCTGCGGCCTTCGTGTTTCCTTGCACCGCTTGGGTGTGCATGGCGTCAATGACCGCCTGCACCCTGTCAGGCGACACGTTCACCTGACCGTACAGCAACTCAAGCTGATCCCTGAACCACGTGGCCTTCCGCCACGACGCCAGCGTGCGTTCGGGCACACCGAACTCCACCGCCCACTCCTTCGAGGTACGCGGCAGCTTCTCGTGGTCAGGTAGGGCATACCACTCGACGTAGCGTGCCTTCAGCGAATCGTCGTGAACACCCATACTAGAGAGGTCATTTTGTTCCGCCTGCGCTGGAGCGGAACAAACGGGACTACCCCTTAGGGGGTTTCTCATGGCACCGTGCCCGTCCTGCGGACGAGACGACATCCAGAAGTACGACGATGAGTCGGACTGGTGTACACTGTGTGCCAACGCCTGCCTAGACGAGCAGGCCGTTGAGGCCCGAAACTACAAGGTCATGCACCAGATCATTGGCTAGAGGACTCCCCTACTCGAAATGGAGCCAGGAAACCTGGACTCCCACGCAGCGTGCAGGCACAGGACGCCTGAACACGTCTGGACAGACGACACTCCTCAGTGAGGTCGAGGTTCGCCCTGCACGGGCAAAGAAGACAGCACGAATCAAGAAGGCGACCCCTCGCCAGGATTAGGCAGACGCCTGCCCGTACCCCGCTAGGGACAAATCGACCTTCCGATCAGGATGAGCCAGCGGTGCATTAGCACCGCGGCGTCGCGCTGCAGCCACACAGACGGTGGCTAACGAGAGACGAGCGGCCCTATGAGGGGCCGCGAGGATCACACACCCCGAGCCTTGAAGCGAGGGGTGCTGGACGAGCGCTAGCTCGCGCTGCTGAATGCAGCGCTCGAAGCGACAGCGCCTATAAGCGCTGGAGCGCCACCGAGAGCACACACTCAAACGAGTTATTCTCTAGCCAGCTTTGTGTTCTTTGTGGACTCAAGGCTCATCTTCAATGAGCCACACACTCATATGAGACCGTGGAAGACGGCATAGGCCGTCTGACCTGCTCAAACGCAAACGGGGGACAATTTCCAGCGGGTCCCTTATATATATATACACACGCACGCCCCCCACCCCCCACAGGGGTACCCCCCCCCCCTATCGCGTGCGCGCGCCAG